CCGGTCTTGGTCAAATAATCAAGGTTTATAATGCCTTTTCGGATCGGCCCTGAGATGAAGCTGATGGCTCGGTATCCATCTGGGATGTCGATAAGTTTGCCACCATTGATTTCAAGCCTACTACTGCTGAACTCAGCGTAGCAGGCAATTGTTCCCCCAACAGTTCAACCATTGCGGCAACAACAACCAACCAAAGCTCATGGCTGTTTTCTGTTTTTGAAAACCAACTTTGAATAACCATCTCGTTGTCTAAACGGACATTCTCCGGTGTGATTACTCGTTGCAAAACCTGATTAATAATTTGTTTTGTTTCTTCCGGATTTATGGAAGAAAAAAGAGCAATAAAGTCGGTGTCTTCAACTTTTTTGTTCTTCTCGGTCACAATCTTTGTTAATCCGGCAAGGAGGCCGCCAAACTTGCTCAAAAACTCCAAGTGATACATGACGGCATCCATAACCGAATAGCTCTCAACCTTATAAACGTGGTTGTTTATTGTTATTTTTGAAAAATCCCCCATTTTTATCTCCTATGATTTTTCATTAATTGATTAAATAATCAGTTCCGACAAAGGTGTATGTAATACCGCCTTGTTTCTTGTCGCCCGTGCTAAGACTTGACGGGTTGCTTACCATTGCGTTGGTAATTGTTACCAGCATATCGGCACCGGTACGCAAAACAAATACGGATGTCACCCCGGTTCTTTGTTGCAATGTCTTTGCGGTTTCAAGCATAGAAATTGATTGAGATGTTTCTCGGAACGTGATTGACACTCTGATGCCTTGGTCGGTAGCTTGGTTTAATCCGCCGCCATCAGTTCCCTCGGTGATGTCAACTTCTCCGCCCACACGTTCGAGCACAATAGAGCTTCCGTCCATCAAGCCTTTCAAATCAATACCATTAAAAGATGCGGAACAGTTTCTTTGGTTATAAACTTTTTTAATTGACATTGTTTATTCTCCCTACTCTGTAACAGTAATGTTCAAAGCAATGGTTCTCATTGAACCGCTGTCATTAACATTGACTTGGATTGGTGTGCCAATACCGGCTTTGCGTTGTGCCGATGTGGTTTCAGAAATTTCTTGCGGAATAAGTTCAACCGCAGGCACCAAAGACAAGCCGTTTTCTGAAGCATCGTTTTGTTCTTCTCGGTCGGCAAAAGATCCGTTTTTGGTGTATTTTTTACCGATTTTAGATGCGGCAGAAATAAGCAAGTTTTGACCGGCCGGAGTATATGCAACCTTTTTGTTACGCAAGAATACGTTCAGGGTTTCAATCTCTAATTCTGAGATAAAGTTGCAGATATTAACCCAGCTGTCGGTTCTCCAGTCAATAGATGATTGGTCGCCGTTGCGGACAATCTTTTTGCCGGTGTCGCCAACGTATAAAATGGTGTTTGCTCTCTTGCTTTCAAGAACAGTCCAGTTTGCTTCCACATCCGGCAAGGTTACGGCTTCAATGCCAATGTCTTTGAACTTGCCATCAATAACTTGGTCGTCCAAGCTATAATTAACGGCCAAAAATTCAGCCAAATATGCAACATCGGGATATACCTGTGCGTTGTTGTGGTAGAATGTGGCAACGTTGCTCATGCCTTTTTTGTTGCAATAAGACACAATGTTGGTGCTATCGCTTGCAGAATATGCGGTTGGGTTGTTTGATACCAAAGAGCAAACTGAGCGATATGAGCGTGCGTTTACCCAATCAGCAAAGTCTTTTTGGTCTTGTGTATCTCTGTATCCGCTGTCTAAAGCAAAGCCAAACACATTAACGCCCATTTTGTTGGCAAAATCAATACATTGGTTTACTTCTTCCAAGAATGTTCCGTGTTTGTAGCCGTCCACAACAGTTGCACCGGCTTTTTCAGACAAGCCAAGCATGTCGGATACGTCTGTTCCGCTATCTGGTGCCATGGCATAGCTGATGGTGGATGATGTGCCTTGTGTGGCAGATTTTACAATCAATTGGCCATTGTAGTCGCTGGCAACAAATGCACCGCTTGCGGCTCCGTTCAAAACTTCAGCCACTTTTTCAATTGATGTTGCAGATTGGAAGTTAAGACCGGAAATTTCTTTTAACTCGCCATCAACCGTGATTTTGAAAGCACCATCGGAAATGGCTTTTAACTCATCCAATTTAACCACCGGAGACAAAGCATAAGCAGCTTGGTCGGCATCATAAATTGCAGAGATTGCCATTCTCTTTGGTCTGTTTGTTTTTGAAAAGAAAGCATTGCCGGCCCAATATACAGTGTCGCCAACCGTGCAATATTTTTGATATCCATCCCATGTGGATGCCAACTTTACTCTTTCGCCGTGCAAAAAGTTTGTCTTGTTTGAGAACAAACTAAGCAAGGTCATATCTCTTGCAGCCGCTCCGCTCGCTTTGGAAAGGCTGAATTGAATGTCATAAGAAATTGGTAATTGAGACATCTTATTCTCCTACTTCTTGTTATTTGTTAATTTCAAGCACAAATTTGTTATCATTATTTATGCTTTCCACAGTTATGTCAACCGTATCAAAACTGTCAACTTCTGATTTCGGCTGCTTGTCTTGCCAAAGGGCATTCATGTAAATTGTGACGATTGCCCTTGGCTGAGCGGCTCCCATAAACGGCATGGATATGTCTTGCACGCTGTCATGTCCGCCTAAGCCCATATATTCCCATAACGGAGCATCTTTGAACTTTTGCTCCATGTCCGGGTCGTCATTTGCTCCATAGAAGCGTTCATCATGTTTGAGTTTGGCAATAAAAGATTTGAGCTTGTCCATGGCTCCCTTGCCGTATGCCTGAATTTCAAACTCCATGATTGTTTCTTGTATTTCGTCATATATCATATTGCCATCGTCATCTACGCTTTCTTCGCTGATGTCGTATTGATATGGTTGGTCATCTTTTAAGCGAACGGTGCAATATTGGTTTGCGGCTTGCGGACCTTGTGACGGCCATAGGATTGTTTCCCATCCGGTGGCAAGTTTAACCGCCGCCCGAATAAGCTCTTTTGCTTCCTCTGTCGTTACTGTCTTAACCATTGGCAATATCCTTGAACTTAATCGCATAATAGCTTCGGAAGTTTGAATTTTTGGCGGTTTTCGGGTTTCTTTTTATAATAAACTCTTTACCATCAATCACAACGTATGTTTGCTTGTTTTGGATTGTCGCGTTGTTCTGGTCCATAATAAAGAACTCGTCATAATCTTTGGCAAACATAATGCTGTATGCCTCGTCAACAAGGTTGCCCTCGCTTAAGATTTCGAGTATTTCTTCTTCCACATCGAGCAAAATGGCTTCATCAATGGTGCGTTCGTTTTCCTTTGTCATAACCCATTCGCCCCGGACATATTGCCCCACCATCTCATAGGCGGTGAAGCTCTCCGGGCAAGCAAATTCTGCTAACGTTTGGCTAAAATCAAAAGGAAGTATCGACATGGTTATTTCATCCCCTCAATAATGCCATCATAATCTTGCATAGTCAAAAATGAGTGTGGCTCTCCGCTCTCCTCATATCCTTGCAAAATTCTGTTGATATTTTCGGTTATGACGTGCAAATCAATGTCATCCTTAGCTTCTTCTCTGGCAAATTCTAAAAGGCGAATAAACAACGGCACATCCAAATGCACGCCGTCTATGCCTTTCATGGAGTTTTTAACCCGAATTGTTTTTGAGAAATCACGCATATTCATCTCCTATCGTTGTTTTTCTCAAGTGTACCCCACAAAAAAAATAAAGTCAAAACGGCTTATTTTTTCTTTTTGCGGACAACATAAGTCGCCGCGTTTGCCATATCGCCGGTATCCACAAGCGGATTGTTGCTTTTTTTGCCCTCAACCTTGAACAATTTACCGCTTTTTTTGTTGCGCATCCATCCGCCGTTTATGGTTATGGGTGCGTTTGCCGGTGTTTTTAGGTCAACAATCGCTTTTTTTATCTCGGTTGCTCCAATCTGTCCGGCATTTTCTAACGCTTCCACAGCGTCCATTTTTCCGTTGACAACCTCATTATAAAGGTCAGGAGCGATTTTGTTCCACCGCTCCTTGGCTTTTTTTCCTGATGGGGTCATGAAATCACGGGCAGGAGAATTATATGTTCCATAATTATTCCAGAGTGCCACGTCTATGATGCTGGCCCCGTTGTCATAGTGTGGTGTGTTGAGTTCTTTTTGTCCGGATGGAAATCCGGCGGCTGCTTCTATCTCGGTAAGTTTTACCGCTTTGGCCATGACCTTATCAAGCCAATCGGGATTGTTTTCTTTGTTTATTTTTGCCGACATAGAAACATTTGACATTTTATCCTCGGCAACAGTAATTTTCGCCACTTAAAACCACATAGCCGGCCGGCATTACCATGTTCATCAATGATAAAAACTCCAAGCCGTAGCTCGTGCGTGCGTAGTCGGCTTGCATCGGGTCGTCAGATGAAACCATCGCACTGTGGCTATATGAATTTGACAGGCTGGCATTGCTTGCACTTTGCGAGCTAACCAAGCCCGGATTGATAGAATTCTTTTTGTTGGTTTTTAGAGCCTTGGCAATGTTATATTCCAAAGCAAGGCGGTGAGCAGTCCACAAGAACAGAGCTTCATCACGCACATCGCCCCAAGATGTATCGCTCAGGATTTTGTCGCCCAGATTTCCCTTAAATTCAACAGTTGCCTGCGGAATGCCGGAAAACTCGGGATATACGGCAATAAATTGTGCATAATCAAAACTCATGTTCTTGCTTCCTACTTTTGGTTAATTAATCCAATGTAATTGAACCGGCGGCT